CGAGGTACTCGGCCCCGGCGCCTACGCCGACGCGAATCGAGGGAGCTCCGATCCTCGCGTTCGAGAGCAGGTCGCGCTCAGTGAGGCCGTCCGCAAGGCGTGTGATACCGATTGTGATACGGAGACGGCGCAAACGCCGTAGATCAAGGGTGCTGAACCAATATCGCCCATCGTTCGCGGGGAGTGGACTAGCCCGGACAAACGTGGACTTTCCAGGGGTTTCTAGTTGGGAGTCCAAGCGAGTCCAAGCTAGTCCAGGCGCGATTGTGATACGGATTGTGATACGGGTTTTGCGGTGTATCACAAATCTGTTTCACCGTGAGGTTTCACGTTAGATGGCTTTTCGCGGTGGAGCCCAGTGGATGCAGACCGTCCCCCCGGAGGCGCGAGCCGAAATTCGTCGCATCATCAACTGGGCCGAGGGTCCCGACTTCACGCACCATCGGGTCGGCTACTTCTATCGCTGGGCGGTGCGACTGACGCCGAGCACTGGGACCCCGACCGATGTCGTCCTGATCGCAAAGGGCCAATTCACCGCCCGCGAATGGCCGATCCTCTCCGATGGCGAGCTCGTCAAAGACGCCGGCGTCGTCCGACGGCGCAACAGGGTGGCGCTGTGAGCGCCCCGACAAGGAGGCTGTACGAGAAGCAAAAGGGTCGCAGTTGTGCTTGCGGACGACCTGCGTTTAGTCGAGGTATGTGTCGCACTTGCCATAGGAAGGACTGGTTTGCTCGACACCCCGAGGCGCGAGCCGAGTACAAACGATCGAGGCAAGCCCGTAGTGGGGGGTCTCCTGCGAGCCGCGAGACATTCCAGTGGATCGGCCGCGAGCTATACAACGACCGTTTCGGCGGCCGACACTGGACCGAGGAGCGAATCATCGCGGCGATTCAAAGGTGGGCTCGGCGCCACGGTGGTCCACCCACCTCGAAACAATGGGATCGCACCTTGCGGCGAACCCCCGGCCTAGGCGTTGCCGGAACGTCGCACCCGTGCCAGCGGACGGTGCGAGAGGTTTTTGGATCGTGGAACGCTGGTATTGCGGCGGCTGGTTTCGACCCAGTACCACGAGGCGTCAAGCGAAGCGCCCAGAAAGGAGACCCATGAAAACCGAAGGCGAGCCCCACGATCGGCTGACGCGACTCTCGAACGTCGCGATCGAAGCGATTCAAACCCACTCCGAATACCGCGAGGGTGACAAGGCCATCATCCTGATCGACACCGGGCAGCGAGGTGGCATCGGCCTAGCCGGCTACGAAAACACGCTCGACGCGTTCGGGGACCTGATGATCCACGCGAAAGCGCTCGCGGAGTCCCACGGCGTCACGGTTATGGTCGTGCCCGTGGGCCAGGGATAGCGAGTGCCGCAAATCACCCACACTCAGGTCAACGCGTTTCGCACCGCCGAGGCCCGTCTGATTCGCGCCCGATGGCATCGCGTCCAACACGGCGCCGACGGGCTCGGAGCGTGGATGCACGGCGCTCGCGGTCTCGGCCTAATCCACTCCGTCGCGCTCGAGGAGGACGGCCAATTCTGGGAACACGTCTCGGTTTCGCGCAAAGACGCAGCGATGCCGACATGGACCCAGGTGCGAGACGCGTTCCGCGACGTGGCGGGCGATGACGCGCTCGGCGTCGTCGTGATCCCGCCCAAATCGGAACACATCGATATCGCGGAAGTCGCACACGTCTGGCGATGCTTGTCGCGGCGGCCGCTGCCCGACTTCGCTCGAGGAGGGCGGTCGATATGAGAGAACCCGATCGGTCCCACTGCGTTCGCTGTGGGGTGCTGTACGAGACGCCGAGCCGGCCCCAGTGCGAGTGCGCCGGAGACCCGCCAATCGACCGCGACAGTCTCGAGTATCAGGCGTGGCTAGATCGCGTTCGGCAGTTGCGCTGGGACGAGAATCCATGAGTGGCGTCAATCGCGTCGAGGAGCTCATAATCATCGATCGGCTAAATGAGCTCGAGGCAATCGTCCCCGTCTATCGGGCCGCGCTCGAGCACATAGCCGACGTGGCGCCCGACAAGTGGTCGAAGGTCGCGTCCGACGCGCTGAAAACCCCGACCAACTGGAGGCCGCACTATGTCGAGCCTTGACGAGCTCGCTGATCGGATCGCGCTCGACGCCGTGATTCGCACGTTCGGCTCAGAGGCCCAGTCGGTCCACGTCCGCGACGTACACCTCAGCGCCGGCGGGGAGCTCGACATAACCGCCGTCGTCAAGCTGCGACCCGACGCCACCCAAATCAGGATCAACCTCAGCGAATAGGAGACCCGGTACCCTTCAACGCGGGTCCGTATGGCACTGACCGCGAAACAGCGCAACCGGCTACCAAGTAGCGCGTTCGTCTACCCATCGGTGCGCAAGTACCCAGTGCCGACCAAGAACCAAGCCAGGAAGGCCGGCATCAGCGAGAAGCAACGCCAGGGTCTACACCGCAACGCCCTCAGTCGCGCTGCCCAGTCGGGCACGATGGGTACTACAGGGAAGGTCAAGTCGGTGGTCCGCAAACGCCACGCCGGCACAGTCGCGTCGGTCAAGAAGCGAGGGCGGTAGGGGTGGGGGTCGGTAGGGCAGGGGTGGTATGTGTCGAGCCCCGCTGCCCCAACACCGCAACCTATGGCGGTCGGTGCACCTCACATCAGCTACCCAAGCAGAGGCCAGGTGCGTCCCCAGGATGGGCGAAAAGAAAGGGTCGCGTACTTATGCGCGACTCGCACATCTGTTGGATATGTGGACTGGCAGGCGCCGACTCTGCCGACCATGTGCGCCGAGTCCGCGACGGCGGCACCGATGACCTATCGAACCTGCGAGCCGCGCATTTGCGATGCAACCAGATTCGCCACTAGAAGAGGGTGGGGGGGGGACCCAAGGCCGCGAAAACCGCGAGATGGGGGACAGTGGCCGGGAGAAAAACCCCGCCGCGACCGCAGTCGCGTCCGGTTCGCGAGAGTTGCGATTGCTCGAGGGGCTCGCGGTGGACGTGGGCTCGATTCACCCTCGAGAGCGGAACCCGCGTCACGGTAAACCGGACCTAATCAAGACCTCGCTTCGCGCTCACGGCCAGTATCGACCGCTCGTCGTCAACCGTCGCACCTCCGAGATTCTGGCCGGCAATCACACCTATCAGGCGGCGCTCGAGCTCGGCTGGCGGAAGGTCGCGGTGACGTTCGTGGACGTGGACGAGGAGGAGGCGACCCGGATCGCGCTCGTGGACAACCGGCTCTCGGAGCTCGGTAGCTATGACAACGAAATGTTGGCCGAGTTGCTCGGTGAACTGCCGTCTCTCGAGGCGACCGGCTTCAAGCAGGAGGACCTCGATCACCTCCTCTCGCAACTGGCGCCGGCGGGGGACGCGTCCGAGCAGTTGGGCGCGATCGAGTACCGGCTGATGGTGGTTTGCGCCGACGAGCACCAGCAAGGCGAATGGCTCAAGAAGCTGCAAGCCGAGGGGTTGCAGGTCCAAGCGTTGATGGTCTGACGCTCGAGGGGCGGTTCGTGTGGCGGGAGCTCGCGCCGCGACCGTTGCTTGAGTGTTCAATCAGTCGCGTCGCGTATTCGCGGTGGAGTCGCTATGCGCCCTACCACTACCTGACCGCCGAGCTCCACCGAGGCGCGACCTGTTTCGAGCTCGAGGCCGGCGGCCAACCGGCGGCGTTCGCGGCGATCCTGCATCGGCCGCACCCAGGCGCGACAGGGCATAAGGTTCGCGGCGTGAGTCGCGTCGTGACGCTCCCGGACTGGCAAGGGCTGGGACTCGCGTTCGCGCTGCTCGACCGGCTCGGTGGCGCCTACAACGCGCTGGGGATGGAGTTGCATATGTACCCGGCGCACCCGCCACTGATCCGGTCGTTCGATCGCTCTCCGACGTGGACGTTGCTCCAGCGACCCGGCCAGATCAAAAAGCGACCCGGCCGGCATTGGCGCTGGAACGCCGGCGTCAGACCCAACGCCGTCTTTCGCTATTGCGGCGGCCCGACCGACGAGCTCCAGGCGCGAGCGCTGATTCGCGGTGAGTCGTGATCGGTGACTCCGAGCCCGACCCGTTCGAGGAGCTCGCGCAGTCGATCCGCGAACTGATCGCCGCGCTCGAGGAGGAGCCGGCGCTCGTCCCGGCCGAAGCGAACCTGATCGCGAATCTCCGTCGCACCCTCGAGGAATGGGAGGCCGCATGAAAATCGACGTGACCGTGACCACGCCACTCTCGAGCTCGGTGCGGGCGCAACAGGTCTCCGCGATGTTCGACGTGCCGCCACGGGAGCGCGAGGCGATCACTTGGACGGGGGAGCTCCCGCTCGAGGACCGCGACTGGACTGTCGGTCTGATCGTCGGCCCGTCGGGGTCCGGGAAGACGACAGTCCTAAACCACGCGTTCGGGACGCCGGCGCGATTCAAGTGGCGGGCTGACTCGGTGCTGGACGACTTCGACGCCGAGCTCTCGATCGCGGATATCACGGCCGCGTGTTCGGCGGTCGGGTTCAACACGATTCCGGCGTGGCTGCGACCGCACAAGGTCCTCTCGACGGGTGAGCAGTTTCGCGTCGCGCTCGCGCGGGCGTTGCTCGAGACGCCGGCGGATAAGCCGGTCGTGATCGATGAATTCACCTCCGTTGTCGATCGCCAGGTCGCGAAGATCGGCGCCCACGCGGCCCAGAAGTACATTCGGCGGAACCCCGGCCGGCGGCTCGTCGCCGCGACCTGCCACTTCGACGTGATCGATTGGCTGCAACCGGACTGGACGTTCGAGCCCGCGACCATCGACTTCGGCTGGAGGTGTCTTCAACGACGACCCGAGCTCCACTGCGAGGTCCGTCGCGTCCACCGGGAGCGATGGCAGAGGTACGCTCCATTTCACTATCTGACGGCCGGCCTCAATCACACGGCCGCGTGTTACGAGCTCACGGCCGATGGGACGCCGGCGGCTTTCTCGGCAATCCTCCACCGCCCCCAACCGGCGCACCGCAACCTCAAGGCGCTAGCGCGAACCGTCTGCCTCCCCGACTGGCAGGGTCTCGGCATCGGGCCGGCGCTCTCCGATTACGTCGCGGCCGCCTATACCACGATCGGCTATCGAGTGCACGCGGTCCTCGCGCATCCCGGATTGATCCGCACTCGAGACCGCTCCCCCAACTGGGAACTAATCTCGCGCCCCGGACCTCTACAGTCCAAGTATCGGCCGAGGCCGACGCTAGCCGGCGGAGCTCGTCTCCTCACGGCCGGCCGGCGGCCGACGGCTAGCTTTCGATATGTCGGCCCACGCCTCGAGCTCGAAACGGCCGATGCACTGATTTCTAGTATTCCCGAGCCGGCGTCGGCCCGAAAACGGGCACCCTCTGAGAGCTCACCTAAGCCCCGGAGACGGCCTCGAGCCGTCCGCTAGTGGGGTAGGCTTCGGAGGGTCTCCGGAGCGTCACAGCGCCCCGGAGACGGCCTCAGAGAAAGAGACATCTAGACGGCCCGGAACCGGACCCGCATAAGCGGAGCTCGGCCGGGATACAGGACCTCGAGCGCCTCGAGGAGCTCGGCTAGGGTCTCGAACCCCTCACGCCTAGCGTCGGCGTCGGTGAGCTCGTCACGGCCGACCCGATCGACCGCCAGGACCTCGAGCTCGGCAAACCGAGGAGACCCCTTACGGTAACCATTGAGGGCGTCGAATCGATCGGCCATTATCACGGTAGCCGGTAACTGAGCTCGGAGTGTCTGAGTCTTCACGCCGGCCCGAATCGGTTCGATCCATTTCCCGGTGAAACGTAGAGCCGCCATTAGTCGGTCTCCTCGAGCTCGAGCGCTCGAGCCAATAGCCGGCGGATAGTCACGGCTCGGCTCTCACCGTGGGCGGAGGCGTAACGATCGATCCGCTCGAGCAGCGCGACGCCTAGCCGAATGTGAATAGGTGAGCCGACCAACGGCCGGCCCACCTTACCACTAGTCATTTTGGGGTCTCCTCTCCGGCATCCTCCGCTAGCCAATACTGCCGACCACGGCGCACGCCGGTAACGTTAGGTTGATAGCGCTCCTCTGATTCGAGGATGCCAGTCTGCACTAGCCGGCGTACCACTGTACGGATTAGGTACGCCGGCTCTCCTAGTGACTCGGCCAGGTCTGACACTGTAGCCGGCCCGAGCCCCTCGAGCTCTTCAATCACTCGAGCGGGGAGTGTCACGAGCTCACCTCCTCACCGATGAACCGGCGGAGCTCGGCCTCCACGGCCGGCATAAAGGCATCGGACACGCCGGCCTCGAACGCGGTCGCCAGGGCGTCCATAATTTCGTCGGCCGGTTCGTCAAGTCCTGTTACATCTCGAGCCAGGGACAAGGGCGTCGGATCATCGGCCCACTCACCCGATAGGTTAGGTGAATTGGGCAGCATACCGTCGGCCGCCGGGTCTCCCTCCTCGAGCATGGTAAGCAGGCGCCGAACGTGGCCGGCCGAACTGTTACCGTCGGTCACCCAGGTTGCGGCGTCCCTAGCGGCCGACGCTCCGAGGTCCTTAGCCTCAGTTGTCCACTCCTCCATTATCTCGGTGCACTTATGCTCCGCGAGCTCGAGCCAGTTCACCTCAGACAGTGCGGCACCTAGCAGGTCTCCGATAATCCCGCTCGAGGCTATACCGTCGGGGTCGGAGTTTTCGATCGTACCCTGTAGGTAGGTTTGGAGCTCCGACGCCGTGTCATATTTGTCGGCGCCCTGCTCTCGAGTAATCTCGAGGATGTCTTTATAGGTACCCTCTCCATCGTAGTTGCCGTCAAGGTACATCCCGACGGCCCAGGTCTCGTAATTCGTATAACCGTTATAGGTTGTCATTTCGGGGTCTCCAATTCTGTGATATAGGTTTGTGCGGCCTCTTCTGTAGTGAAGCGGAACGTTTGAATTACTGCGCCGGCCCGGACTGTAACCAACCAGTCCGGGGAGCGCCGGCGTCCGCTAGTGTCAAGGTACGGCGCCGAGATTGTCACGCCGGCACCCTCTTGAATATCGGGTGATCCAGACCGACCTCTTTACCGTGCATCCCGCCGGAGGCCAGACGAGGCAGGACATAACCGTCAAGTGTCCACCCTGCATTGTCCCGGCCCTCGATTACAGCCGTGCGCCACGCCGGCCGATCGTCACCGTAGGGCTCGGTATAGGTGACCTGATAATTCGATGGCATATAAGCCGCCGGATTGTCACGGTCCCAAGTAAGGGTGACGAGAGCGTAACGCTTGAATGGATAGTTTGTCATTTCGGGGTCTCCTAGTTTTCGTCAGTTACAGAGCAGGCAGTTACAGCCGTAATTCAAGCCGGCCTCCCTCTCTCCGGGATAGCCGTGCACCATATTTGTGTCACCCGTGCATTGGTGCGGAGTCGGTAGGTACTCTCCACGGGTCGGATCATCGGCTAGTGCCATGAAGTCATACACGGCGCCACAAGTGAGGCAGGACTCTATACCCTCACCGTCACCCATGAATCGGTGACCATACTGTGACCAAACCGAGGTCACCTGAGACGTATCACTAATGTAAGTCATTTCGGGGTCTCCTCTTAGCCCCAGGGATCGGGGACGATTTGGTTACAGTGCAGGCAGAGGACCTCGCCCTTAGCCGGCGTCGGCCCGTCACCCTTCCAGGTTCCATCGGACGCTAGACCCTGTACCCACTGGTGAGTACAACGGCCGGCCTTACGTTCGGCGGAGTGATACCTAGCGGCCTCCTCGAGCTCGGCCATTTCCAGGTCGGCCTCTTGAAAGCCGCCGGGGAGCTCAGGATCAAAGTCGAACATCGTGGGGGTCTCCGTTTCTTTGGGGTCTTTCTCGATTACAAGATACATCTTAGACGATATCGTCTATTCGGTCAAGGGGTTCTTACGGAGCTCTTAGGAGCTCGAGCTCGAGGGCGTCGGCGCCCGCTCGAGGCGCCGACGCCGGCGGAGCTCAGTCGGCATAAATAGCCGACTCGATACGCCTAGCCGTCTCGTCAACTTTGCCGGCAAACTGCTCGAGTGCGGTTTGGGCGTCACTAGTACCGGCCCACCCCGCCACATACGGAACCGATGCGGCGTCAATGTCCAGTCCAGCGCCGGCCAGGACAATATAGGTAACCGACTCGACTAGAACTTCGGCCATGCTCCGACCGTAGTCCTTATAACCGATACCGAGAGCGTGCGCAATTTCATGCACTAGTACCCTCACCCTACCGTTAGCCGAATGTCCTTCGGCCAGGACAATCCGCTTAGCCGTCGGGTCACAGTATCCGCCCATATCACCCTCGAGCGCCTCAGTGTCAACCGAGAAACCGAGCTCTGCCGCCAACTTCACTAGCTTCGGTTCGAGGTCCTTATGTGAGTCTCCCTCGAGCTCGGCCGGCATCGGCGGAGTGGGGAGCTCGTCACCGTCGGTTTGTGATACGTCAAAAACCGGAACCAACTTGAAAGAGCGGACCTTTTTCTCCCACCGATTCTTTTTTGAATTGAAGCGGGCGCCCTGCTCGTCACTATCACAAGGGACAAACCACTCGATCGGCGCGAAGATTCTCAGGGCGTGTGAACCCTTAGCCGGGAACCGGCCGAGGTCCTTCCACACTGAGGCCGCCGCCACCCGAGTCGCCTCCGGGTTCTGGGCCAGGATTAGGAGCGTGTTTCCAAATGAGTAATTGTGGAAACGTGCGCGGGCTCGGAGCCAGTTCTGGAATCCGTCGGTGCTCTGCATCGACGCAACCGCTTGTGCGAGTCGAGCCTGCGCCTCCTCTTTCTGTTGGGCCTTGTATTCGGCCCTCTGCTCGTCAGTGAATTTTTTGGCATACGCCTTTTTAGTCATTTGGGGGTCTCCTATCGGGGTCTCTCGAGCTCGTCTCCGAGCCTGTATCCAACGTGAGGCATACAATAGACGATATCGTCTATTCGGTCAAGGGGCTCTTACGATGTTCTTAGAAACGTCGAAATAGGGCGCCCGCGCTGGGCCTCGAGCTCCGCCGGCCGGCCTCGAGCTCGGCGCCTCGAGCTCGAGCGCCTCGAGCTCCGCCGGCGGCCTCGAGCTCGATAGAAGAAACCGGCGTTACGCCGATGTCCTACGATCCCGGCGTGGCGGCTAAACCGCTCCCCGACGCCGACGGGATGCTGCGACTTGAGCAGGCGATCCGCGCCGGCGCCACCGCAGAGGTCGCGGCGCAGACGATCGGGGTCGCGAGGTCCACTTACTACGTCTGGATCGAGAAGGGCCGCGACGCGCCGGAGGGGACGCCTCACCGCAATTTCTTCGACCGGGTGGAGCGAGCTCGAGCCGAGTCCGAGGTCAGTTTCGTCGCGCGGATCGCGCAAGCCGCCGGGAACGGATCGTGGGGCGCCGCCGCGTGGTTACTCGAGCGACGCTTCCCTGAGCGCTGGGGTAAGGCGACGGCCGAGGCCGCGAAGTCCGAGCCGACGGCGGCCGAGAGCGAGAAGGCGTTCGCGGAAGTCATCGACCTTGCCAAACGCCGGCCGCGCTGACCTCAAACACTTCGCCGCGTTTTGCGGCTTACTCGTACTCGAGCAGGGCGTCCCGATGCCACTCGAGCCGTTCGAGAGGCGAATCCTCACCGACCACTTCAACGGCGCTCGCGAGACGGTCGTGTTGCTCCCCAAGAAAAACGGGAAGTCCACCCTACTCGCGGCGCTCTCCCTCTTTCACCTCCTCACCGTCCCCGACGCCGAGTGCGTGATCGCCGCCGCGAGCCGCGACCAAGCGATGATCCTGTTCGACGCGGCCTACGGGTTCATACGGCGCTCACCCGGACTCGCGGCGCTCGTCAAGGTCCAGCGTGGATACCGGCAGATTCGCCACCTCGAGGACGCCGGCCGGATTCGCGTGCTGGCCGCCGACGTTGACACAGCCGACGGCGTGCGACCCACGCTCGCACTCGTGGACGAGCTCCACCGCCACCGCTCGGCCGCGCTCTACGGCGTTTTCCGCGACGGGCTCGGACCTCGAGACGGTCGCATGATTACGATTTCGACCGCCGGCGATCGGGAGACTTCGCCCCTGGGGACAATGCGGGCGGTTGCGCGGCAACTGACCGAGCGCAAACAGACCGGCGCCTATCTATTCGCGCGGAGCCCCGATCGGGCGTTCGTGTTGCACGAGTGGTCGCTCGGAGAGGGCGACGACGTGCACGACATGAAAACTGTCAAACGCGCGAACCCCGCCTCATGGCAAACCCGCGAGCTCCTCCAAGAGCGACACGACTCGCCGTCAACCCTGCCGTGGCAGTGGGCCAGGTTCGCGTGCGGGCTCTGGGCCTCGGAAAGTATCTGGTGGCTGGACCCCGACCAATGGCAAGCCGCGAAGAGCGACGAGCGCCTCGAGGACCGCGACCAAATCACGCTCGGATTCGACGGCGCCCGGATCGGTGACGCGACCGCGCTGATGGCGTGCCGGCTCTCCGACGGCCTCCTGCAACCGCTCCACATTTGGGAGGACCCGGCCGACGGTCGCCCCTGGGAGGTACCGAGCAAAGAGGTTGACGCCACGATTGCCGACGCGTTCGAGCGATATCGCGTGGTTCGCGCCTACTTCGACCCGCCGCTATGGCAGACGGAGATTGACGATTGGGCGCGAGAGTACGGTGAGGTTGTCAAGCGGTTCGCGACTAAGCGGGGTCGAATGATCGACGCCGTGGAGCGATTCCGGACTGACCTCGCCGCCGGTCGTATCCCCCACACTGGCGACGAGACCCTCACCCGCCACGCGCTCAATGCACAGATGCGAGAGGTGCGTGGCGGGTACTGGCTCGCGAAACCGGGGTCCACGAGCGCCGACAAGATCGACGCGGCGGTCGCGTCGGTACTCGCGTGGGAGGCTCGCGCCGACGAGCTCGCGACCGCCGACACGAGCCCCGGCGAGTTGCTCATGTTCTGATTGAAGTAACGGGCGTTTCCCCGATGGGTAGAGTGTTCGATCAATGGAAGCGTCCGTCACGCTTGCGGACACGGCGCTAGTCGAAGACATTGACCTGCAACGGGATCGGTTGCTGTGGCGCCTCGCTGAGCAACGCGCCCGCAACGGCGAGCTCTGGGGCTGGTATCGCGGCCAACAGGACCTCCCCGACGTGCCGGCTGGCTACGCGGCCGCCTACCAACTATTCCTCGATCACGCGATTACGCCGTGGGCGCGACTCGTGGTCGATTCTGTCGCTGAGCGACTCCGGGTCCAGGGCGTCCGCAGTGCCGACAACACCGAGGCCGCGAGTGAGGTCTGGGACGCGTTTCAGCGAGCGCGACTGACCGCCGACCAACGGCTGATCTACACCGAAGCGCTAATTGGCGGTACCGGCTACGTCTCGGTTGCGGATACCGGCGGCGGCCCGCGAATCGTCCCCGAGTCATCGTTCGAGGTCACCCACGAGCCCGACCTCACCGACCGACAGCGAGTCGCGGCCGCGCTGAAAATCTATCCGCTCGATTGGTCGCGCCGGCAGTGGGTCACCGAGCTCTACCGGCCCGAAGCGACCTACCGATGGCTGGCCGAGGTCCCCCGGCCGCCACGCGACATCGGCGCTATGCCGATCGACTCGCGCCGGCGTGGCCGGTTCATGGAGTGGTCAGACGGTCCCGAGGTGACGAGCAACCCGCTCGGCGCCGTCCCGGTCGTTCCGTTCGAGAATCGCGTCAACGTGCTCGCGGGTGGCGCCTCGGAGATAGAGGACTGCATCCCGATCTTGCAGCGAATCGACCGACTCACTCTCGACTTGATGCTGACGAGCCACTATGGATCGTTCCGGCAGAAGTGGGCGACTGGGTTGCAGGTCCCCCGCGACCCCGACACTGGCAAGCCGATCGAACCGTACAAGTCGGCCGTGACGCGACTGTGGGTGAACGAAAAGGCCGACGGGTCCTTCGGCTCGTTCGACGCGACCGACCCGTCGGGGTACCTCACCGCGATCGATTCGCAGATCGCGACGCTCGCCGCAATCTCGCGGGTGCCGGCGCACTACCTGATGCAGCGCAACCTCGCGAACCCGCCCTCCGCCGAGTCGCTGATCGCGGCCGAAACCGGGCTCGTCTCCAAAGTTGAAGACCGCCAAAACCAATACGGCGAAGCGTGGGAGCAGGCGTTCTGGCTCTGGTCGCAACTCGCGGGCATCGTGGTCGATGTCGAAGAGTTTGAGGTCGAATGGGTAGACGCCGAGAAGCGCAACCCCGCCCAGGTCGCGGACGCCGCGACCAAGTGGGCCTCGCTCGGCGTCCCCGAGCCGGCGCTCTGGGAGTACGGCGGATTCTCACCGCAACAGATTTCAGAGTGGACAACCGAACAAGCTGCAAGCGACTTACTCGCGGCCGCCTCCACGGCGCCGGCGCCGGTCCCGGTCCCGGCGCCGGCGTCACCGCCACCGCCACCGGCCGCGCCACCCGAGGCGCCCGTTGTCGCAGCTTGACGCGTTGCACGTCCGAGCTCAGGGCCGAGTGCAGGATGCCGTCGGCGGCACGGTGACGCGACTCACGCACGCGATCCCGCTCGAGGGAACCGACGAGGCCCGACTCGCGTACACGACTGCCGTTTCGCGGGTTGTCTCCGGCGGGCAGCGAAAAGCGTTCCAACTCGCGCTCGCGTATATCAACGCCTACTATCCGCCGGTCCTGCCAGTCGATAAGGGCGCGGTCGCTTACGCGTCTCCGCAGTCACCGACCGCCGAGGCCGGCTGGGAGTCGCTGTTCACAGAGCTCGGCCAGGGCGTCGAAGAGACCGAGGCCCGAGCGACCGCCGGCTCGGTCGCGGGTGGCACCGCCCAGAGTACGGTCCAGACGGCGCAACGGGTCGGACTTGACGAGGGCGCCCGCGTCACCGACCGCGAACCGAGGTGGCGGCTCGAGCCCAACGCCGGCGCGTGCGACTGGTGCCAGTTCATCGCGAGTACCGGAGCTCGCTACCTCTCCGCCGTGACCGTCCCCGTCCCGCACAGCCGCGACAACCCACGCCACCCCGGCGGGCCGTGCGGTTGCGCCCCCGCCGTCGAATTCTGAGGTCAAGATATGAGCGAAACCCCGCCCGCGCCACCGCCCGAAACCCCGCCACCCGCGCCCGAGGCGCCCTCCGCTGAGGCACTCGCGAAGTTGGACGAGTCAACGCGACGCCTAGTTGACGGCGCCCTCGAGGGGCACAGACGCGCGAACACCGAATCGGCCGGGTTGCGCCACGAGCTCGTGGAGAGCCGGCGGGCGCTCGAGCGCCTCCAGAAGCAACACGAGACCGAGCAGGAGCGACTCGTCCGGGAGGCTGAGGAGCGAGGCCGGCAGACCGCGACGACCGAACATCAGACGGCGGTCCTCGGATATGAGCGACAGTTCGTGACACTCGCGATCCAGGCTCGAGCCGCTGATCGTTTCAACGATCCGCAAGACGCGGTGCTCAATTTGGCGATTGACGAGCTCGTGGAGGAGCGCGACGAGAAGCGCCGGCGCGACAAGATCGACAAGGCGCTCACCGAGCTACTCACCGCGAAACCGTGGCTCGCCAAGAAACCGGAGCGATCGGGGTCGGTGATTACCCAGGGCGCCCGCACCGAGCAACCCAACGGCCGGCCCCGCGAACGGTCCTGGTTGCGTGGCTAGACCCGTCTGATATACAGCGAATTGTCGGTTGCGTGCGGACGGGAGAGCCTCGGCGCAACCACACGGCGGCACGGCAGGTCCGTTTGACTTGAGTGGGCGGCAGCGGGAGAACCGCGACTCACTCCGGGAGCCGAAAACCTAATCACTGACTCGCGTTGCGGCGCGAGAGGAGGTTTTCGCTCAATGGGCACTGGCCCCGTCACCGTCCCACCTTGGGAAAACGCACCGGACTTCCTGCCACGCGGAGTCGCGCAGGACTTCATCGGTCGTATCCAGCAAAAGTCAATAGCGATGGCGCTCGGTCGGACGATGCGAATGAGCGCCGCAACCGAGTCAATCCCCGTCGTCGCGTTTCGGCCGTCGGCGGCTTTCGTGACGCCGGCCTACGGCGGTCGCAAGCCAATCACCGAAATCAAGTGGACGAGTAAGGAGATAAAGGTCGAAGAGGTCGCGGCCGTCCTCCCCGTCCCGAACGCGTGGATCATGGACGCGAATTTCGACGTGGAGGGCCAAGTCGAATCGGAGATGGCTGACGCGATGGCGTGGGCCATCGACCAAGCGATCATGGACGGTACGGGCGCACCCGCGAGTTTCCCGCCGGGTGGCGTCATCGCGTTTGCGACACCCGGTCCAACCGGCGGCGATCCGCTCACCGCGCTCGATGCCGGTATGACGTTGCTCGAGGGCCAGGGCATCCTCCCCGATGGGGTCGCTGCCGGTCCCGCGATCGGCTCGGCGTTGCGCCAGGCATACCGCGACGCTCACGCGCTACCGGGAGAGGCGCCGGCGATGACCATTTATGGCGTCCCCGTCTCGCGGTCGCTGATCTGGAATTTCGAGCCCGAGGCGATTGTCGGCGGCTGGTCGTACCTCGCGATCGGAATTCGCGAAGACGTGACCTTCGGTCGCTCGACCGACGGCGTGCTGTTTGACGACGCCGGCGTGCTCGTCGCGAGTGCATTTCAGGACAACGTGACGTTGGTCAAGGTCTACGCGCGAATCGGCGTCGCGATCGGCCAACCGATGATGCCCGGTCCCGGATCGCAACCGCTGGTCAATCCATTCGTGACCTGCGAGTGGCAGTCGGTTACCGAGCCTCCCCCGCCCCCGCCCGAGGGCGGCGAGCGGAGCGCGACCGTCCGGAAGCGCTCGAGCGCGGAGTAGCGAAGACCCATGAGTACCGAGCCGCCGGCAGTGCCAGAAGCGACACCGGAGGATGTCGCGGCGCTGCTGACGGCTCGCACGAAAGACAGCGACGGGAACGAGCTCGGCGTCTGGACCGAGGACACGCGACCAACCCGCGAGCAGGTACAGGCGCGAATCGATATCGCTCGAACCCTGATTCGCGACGACGCCGGCCCGATCCCTCCGACGTGCATGGAGGGCGCCGAGTCAACGGTCGCCCTCCTCGCGTCAATGCTCACCGAGGCCGCGTTCTGGCCCGAGCAAACCCAGTCCAACCAATCGACCTACGAGCGACTCCGCGACATCTTCCTCGACGCGCGAGAGGGGTTGCAGCGCTGCCTCGACAACACGCTCGGTTCAGCGACCGCGTATGACCTCGACACCTCCGGGCTCGACCTCGGTGGCGTCTGGCCGATCGACTGGTGGCAGCGCAACCTCGATCGGCTGATGACTCGCGGCCACATCCTCGAAGAGCGGCGCCTCGAGGGCGTCGAGCGCGACGAGGCTCGCAACGCGATATGACCGTCACCCTCGACACCCACGAATTCGACGCGATGGTCAACCGGATCATCGACAACGCGAACGGGCTCGACGCGATCGTCGGGGAGGTCGCGGATCACGGCGCCACGCAGGTCTCAAACGTGCCGGCCGGCCTCGAGAACACCGTGGTCGCCACCCCCGGCCGCGACCCGTCTCGATATTCGCGGCTGATCGTCTCCGACGACCCGGCCGCGCCATTCGCGTTCCAGGCGGCGCCACCGACCTTCCCGGACGGGTCGCTGACCGACGAGCTCGCGCAAGCGACCCTCACCTACCTCTTCAACGTATGACCGTCACCGACCCCGTATTTGAGGACCACGTATTCGCGCCACACGCCGCGACTGCCTACGGGCCGATCCTCTCCGGGTTCGAGGTCGAATACGCGATAGCGACCTGCACTCGATTCTGGATTCGCGACTATCTCGCGGAAGTCGAGCGCCAACGCCGGCTCGAGGTCGGACGCCTCCCGCTCATTCGCTCGATCGTGGAATCGAGCGAACCGACCAAATACCCCGAGGACCAACTGCCGGCGTTGCTAGTCGCGTGTGGCGGGATCGAGGCGCGACCCGCCCGCAACTCTGAGGGCGCCTACACCGCGAGGTTCACGGTCGATTGTGGCGCCGTCGTCTCCGCTCGAGCCAACCGCCAGGCGGTCAGGCTCGCGCGTTTCTACACCGCCGCGATTCGCGCGATGCTCCTCCAGCAACTCCCCGACGTTCGCTGGTCGGGGCTCGAGGGGATTCGCCGCGTCGAGTACGCCGGCGAGGTCTATCAGCAACTCGGCCCGATATCGGACAGGACCCAGTGTCGCGGCATCGTGCAACTCGTGGTTGAAGTCGAAAACGTCACAAACTGGGTAATGGGTCCGAACACTCCGAGCGACCCGCCCATCGGCGTTTACCTAAACGACGCTGAGACAGTAGAGGTGACAGTCATCAAGGAACCATTGGGAGGCGAAAGTGCCGCGACCCGGAACTGACATCCTGATTACCGACTCCTCGCCGGGTGGCGGTGGCGAGCTCGACTCCGGCCAAGCGTTCATGGTCGGGACCGCCGAGCGCGGCCCGACGATGACGCCGGCGCATATCCAGTCACTCGCGGTCTGGGAGAACCTGTTCGGCCCTCGCTCCGGCGGGGTGATCGCGCACAACTCGGTTCGCGCGTTCTTCGCTGAGCGTGGCGGCAACCTCTGGTTCCTGCGACTCGTCGGCCCACTCGCGGCGACGGCCGAGGCCGACGTTGGGCAGTTGCACGTCCACGCGAGCTCCGCCGGCACTTGGGCTAACGACGTGACGGTCGCGATCGTGGCCGAAGTTTCGCCGCTACTCGCGGCCGCCCCCAAGCGCAAGGCGGCGGTCAAGAAGGCCACAAAGAGCGAGGGAGTCGCGCTAGCCGAGGGGAACGGGAACGGCAACGGCAGCGACACCCAGGCGGCCGGCGTCCCGGTGCGAATTGTGGTCACCGATGGCGGGATCGTGGTCGAACGGTCGCGGCAGCTTCTAACGGTCGGAGACGCGCTCTCGTGGGGCCAGACGACCTCTATCTACCTCGAGCTCGAGGCCGACACTGCGACCGAGGAGGACCCGCTCCTCGAGGCGCCCGACACGCCACTCGCCGGCGGCACCGACGACCCAAACCTCGACCCCGCGACGATCACCACGACGCTCGATCGGTTCACGTATTCGATGGGGTTCGCGCAGGTCCTCTACCCCGGCGCGACCGACTACACGACCCACGCCGCGATTCTCGACCACTGCGACAGGATGCGCCGGCCGGCGCTGCTCGATCTAAACGACACCGACGAGACGACAATCGCGGCTGACGCGAGTGGACTCAACGGGATCACCGGGTCGCGGTACGCGTGCGCCCTCGCGCCGCGAATCATCTATCCGGGTCCCGCCGCCGGCACGACGACACTAGTGCCCTATTCGGCGGTGCAAGCCGGGATCATCGCGAGGGCCGACGGCGCCACCGGCAACCCCAACGAGGCCGCCGCCGGCGCGAACGGCGAATCGCTCGGCGCTCGAGGGATTCCGCTGGGGTTTGACGACACAACCCGCGAGTTGCTCAACGACCTCGGAGTCACTCTGCCGAGAATGATGCGAACCGGCGTACTGCGAACCTATGGCACTCGGACGGTCGCGGGTCCGCTCGACACAAATTGGATGTGGTTTCCCGGATCGCGAACGATTCTCGCGATGGCGCACGAATTCGACAACGCCGCTGAGGAATTTGTGCACCGCCAGATCGACGGCGCGGGGCGACTGTTCACGCGACTGGGAGTCGCGCTCGGCGGTATTTGTCTCGAGTGGTTCAACCTGGGGGCGTTGTATGGCGACGAGCCCGAAGACGCGTTCATGGTTGACACCGATTCGGTCAACACCGACGAGACAATCGCCAATGGCGAGGTGCACGCGGTCGTTCGCGTCCGCGTCTCCCCTCCGGGCGAGTGGGTACAAATAGAAATTCAGAAGACGCCGATAACCGTATCGGTGTAGGAGGCAACTTAGATGGCGACCCAACGCGAAGACACTTGGCTAGTCGTGCTGAATGTCGGTGGCGTCGATATGGGGACGTGGGACATCTACGATGGGGGCGAGACCGACTCCGAGGAGCTCGTCTTTCGCCCCGGCGGGATGGACCGAGCGATATCGCTCGGCGGCCGTCAAACGTATGGAAACGTCACCATGTCGCGGCACCACGACGATTGGCTCTCGAGCAACGTCAAGTGGATACGGCAACAGTGCGGCAAGACGCGAATCACGATCGGCCGGGTGCCACTAAACCCGGCCGGCAATCAGAATGGCGCCGTGGAGTGGCTCGGCGGCACGATCAAACGGTGCACTCCACCGACACACGACTCGATGGGCAGCGACACGTCGATGGTCGAAATTGAGTGCACAATCGATTCGATCGCATGAGTACCATCGAGAAGTTTCCAATCCCCGGCGTTTCGCAACCGGGGCAGGCTGGCGACGCCGCACCCGGATCGCTACTGTCAGAACTTCGCGCCACCGCCGCGCAGAAGCGAAAGAAAGCGGCACTCACCCTCGAGCTCCCCGGTAAGTGGGAGGGCAAACTTCGCGTTCGGTACGGGACCGTCTCCCTGGCCGAGCTCGAGCGATTCCAGTCGCTCACGGCCGCCGACGTGAACATGGCGACCTCGCTGGAGGTGCTCTCTTGCGCCTGTAAGGCGGTCGAAGCGATCGACCCGACCAATGGCGAGTGGCTCGTACTCGAGGACGAGCTCGGCCCCGTCAAGTTCGATGACCGGCTGGCGCGACTGCTCCAGTGGGAGCGGCCCGACCCCGACTTCATTTTCTCCTCGCAGTTGGTTTACGAGGGGATGTTCGACGGCGACGGGTTCGCGATCATGCGCCACGCCGGCAAGGTCAACCAATTCCTCGGTCTCGTAGAAGGGGATGCCGCGTCGGGGGAATCCTCGACGGTCGCGTCATTGACACCCTCGGCCTCGCCACTGCGCTCGGAGTGAGCCCAGTCGCGATGATTGCCGCCGACCCGACCGAACGGGCGACCCTTTCACGCGTGCTCGAGCGTGCCGGCTACTGGCGCCTCGAGCTCGACAAGCGACTCGCGCGGCTGATCGTCTCTGAGCTCGCGGAGTCAATGAAGCGCGGCAGAGGGCGCCGCTAGTGCCCTCAGCAGACGTAATCGCGAACGTCCGCGCGACTGGTATCCCCCAGTTCAAGCGCGACATGAGCTCGGTCACCGGCGCGACCGAGGATGTCGGGACCGCGACCGCGAACACCGCCCAGACGCAGACCAAGCAGGGGGTTGCGGGGCTCGCGAAAAGCGCTATCGCGGCCGGCGTGCTTTACAAGGGTTTCCAGGGTCTCAAGAGCTCGATCAACACGACACAGCAACTCGCGAAGTCCACCTCCGCGTTCGCTCGATCGTCGGGCCTCAGTAAGAAAGAGTCGCAGTCGTGGGTGCTGGTCGCGCAAGAGCGTGGCCTCGAGACCAAACAGTTGCAGATGGGGATGGCGACCCTCGGCCGCAACCTCGGCGCCCTCGGTGGCTCGACCAAGGCGAGCTCCGCGATGTTCGACCAACTCGGCGTCTCCCAAAAGAGTCTGATGGCGATGCCGATGTCACAGCGAATGGCCGCGATTAGCGACGCGTTCGCGAAGATGCCCGACGGCGCGAACAAGGCGGCACTCGCTCAACGTATCTTCGGTAAATCTGGCACTCAGTTGCTCCCGATTCTCAATGAGGGCGGGAAGGCGATGACAGACCAACTCAGCGCCGCGAACGACCTCGTGCCGGCGATGGGTGGAAGTGGTAAGCAGGCGCTCGAGATGGCGAAGCAGCAACGCGAATTGAACATGGCGATGACCGGCCTAAAGGTACTCGTCGGGTCGGCGCTAATTCCAATTCTCTCGGCGCTCCTAGGGGCGTTTTTGCCGATCGTCAAGGCAATCGCGAGTCTGTTGCACTCGGTCCCGATGCTCACCGACGTAATCGTCGTGCTGACGGCCGCGATCGTGACGATGATGATTCTGCAACAGGTCAACAAGCTACTCGCGCTATTCAACCTGACACTTATGTCAAACCCGGTAATGCTCGTCGTCGCGGGAATCGCGGCGCTCGTGATCGGGCTGATAATCGCGTATCAAAAAGTCGGCTGGTTCCGGGATATGGTCAACGGCGCGTTCAACGCGATCAAAAATGTCGTTATGGCGGTTGTCAACTGGATCAAGGACAACTGGCGAATCCTCGCGGTGATCCTCGCCGGCATCCTGCTCGGACCCCTCGCGGCGGTCGCGGCCGCGTTCTTCCTCTTACGCGACAAGGTGGACATCGTAGTCAACGCGATCAAAAGCGCGTTTACCACTGTCAAGACTTGGGTGATGGGAGTGGTCAACGGGATTGTCGGGACGTTCGCGAGTATGCCGGGGAAAATCCTCGGATTCTTTACCAGTCTGCCGGGGAAGTTCAAGTCGCTATTCACGAGCGTCGGCAACGCGATCAAGAGCGGATTCCAAGCCGGCTTTAGCGGGTTGCTCAATATCGCCAAGGCGCCGATAAACGCCGTCATAAACGGCCTCAATCGCATCCATTTCTCGGTCCCCAAATGGGTACCGGGAGTTGGCGGCAAGGGGTTCGGTATCAACATCGCGCCACTCGCGGCCGGCGGCATCGTCACGCGACCCGGTATGGCGCTCGTCGGGGAGCGCGGCCCCGAGGTCCTGTCGCTCCCTCGAGCCGCCCAGGTCGCGCCACTGCCACCGCCAATCATGCCGGTCCAAGTGGCGGGTTCTAGCCGGCCGATCATCGTGAAGACCTACCTCGAGCGACGCCAGATCGGGCAGGCAATCGCGTCTTACGCCGACGAGTTGCAGGCGAGCCGATGACCCACTGGCAGGTCATACCACTCTCGAAGCAGCGACCCGGAAAGTTGATGGGCGGCCACTGGGTAGTGATCCAGGCATACACCGTCGCGAATCAGTGGACGGTCGCGATGCTCGGTGAGGGCGGTGCGAAGATCACCGCCGGCTATGGCAACTGGGGCGTCGTCGCGGTCCCGCGAAGCGTCGGCATTACCGAGTGGGAAGGCGCGAATAACCTCGAGATGGACCTCGACCTGATGTATGACGGGTGGCTCGCGCACCCGATCTTTCCGTCGCTGCCAAGCGGATTTATCAAGCCGCCGAAGTTGCCGAAGGGCCAGAGGTTTCAAAACCGCGCGACGGGCCGGCCAGTCGGCGCGATCACGAAAACCAAGGTGTACCGTCCGATCCCACCGCCACCCCACCGGCCGGCTCACCTCAAAAACTCCAGAAGCGCGGTGATCGGGTCCAAGGGTGGCGTCCACGCTCGAGCGCTCGCGCCTCCGCAGACGCGACGGCCGGCGCCCGTGCGCCGGCGTCAGAGCAAACGAGCTCAGGGCGTCTGGATCGAAGGGATGCTCGCGGACCTCGAGTCACTGGCGACCAAGCAGGGCGCCGACGAGACCCCGCACTCGGTTCGCCTCTACGGCGCCGTCCCCCACACCGAGAAGCGATGGGTGATCCAGTCGCTCACTTGGGGCGACGCGATGCTTGACGAGGACACCGGCCGGCGTATGCGACAGCAGGTCACGGTGCACTTGATCGAATACTTCCAACCGGCGTCGCTACGGCGACTTCCTCGCGGGAAGGCGGCCGGCTGATGGCGACGATCACGGTCGATACCAAGGCGACGCCACTCGGTACCGTTCGGCCGCCCCGGCACGACCTCGACGTGTCGAACCTGAACCTACAGGGCGAACGCGGGATGGTCGCGCGTCTCACCCGATCGGTTACCTCGATCGAAGACGTTATGACGATCGACGGCGCGAGCACCCTGACGATCAAGGTGCAGGACTACTCGCGAAAACTCCTCCAATCCGAGCTCACCCGGACTCGCTCGGCGCTCGAGCTCGACGGCATCCAATACACGCTCGTCAAGGTCTCCCGCGACGGTAACGAGGTGCAACTGATTTTCGAGGAGCTCGCGATCAACCTCCTCCGTCGTTACTCCAAACCCCGGAAGGCGAACCGGAAGAACACGAATCGCGCCGAATTCATTCGCGGGATGATCCTCGAGCCGCACGAGGCGGTGATCCCGTTTCGCTGCCCCGAGCTCCACGAGCGACAGCCGCAACTCAAACCCGACATCCCCGGCGGCTCGAGTCGCGTGGCGGCCGCGAGCTCGAGCGGCCCGAACCCGGCGGTACTCGCGGCGCTGAGAGTGAAGGGCGCCCCTGCCGATAACGAGCAAATCAAGTACGGCGGGATGATCGTGCAGATATGCAAGCAGCGAGGCGGCGATCGAATCAGTTGCGCCGGCGCCGTCGCGACCGCGATCCAAGAGTCAACGCTGCGCAACCTGCTCGCGCAAGTTGACTATGACTCCGCCGGCCTCTATCAGCAGCGACCGTCCGTCGGCGCGTGGGGCAACTATGCGCAGGTCACTAACCCGAACCACGCGATCAACGCGTTTCTCGACAAGTACCTCTCCTATCGCTCCAAAGGCGAAAACTGGCTCGACGCGAGCTATCACACGCAGGCGCCCAACGCGCGATATCGCACCGCGCCGGCGCAGTGGTACGCAGAGGGGAACAACTTCGCGAAGGCGTTCATGGGCTCTGGTGGCGGCACGCAGGCGGCGGCCTCGACGGGCGCCGGCGTCACCGCGAGCCACTCCTACCAAGTCACCCGAGTCGAGCCATACGAATTCTCGCGTGGCACCGCCGACCAACGCGAAACGTCGTGGCAGTGCGCCCGCCGGCTGGCCGACGAGGTGCAGTGGCGTTTCTTCTGTCGCGGCGGAACCGTCTGGTACGTGAGCGACAACTGGCTCGTCCAACAGAGCCCGATCGCGAGGCTGAGCGAATTCAGCGCCGGCGTCGTGGAGCTTGCGTTTGACTGGGAGACTCGGCGCCGCGCGACCGAGGCGAAGCTGGTTGTCCTCACCCGTCGCTACGCGATTTTCCCCGGCGACGTGATCGTGATTCAAGACGAGGGCGTCGGCTCAGGGACGTGGCTCGTCTCCCAGGTCACGCGAACGCTGACATCGCAACGGTCGGAGATTTCGCTGGTGCGAAAAGAGCCGTCGCTCAAGGAACCGGCGCCCGCGACGACCACCCAGACGGTCACCGTCAACGGTCGGGCGCAAGCGACGAGCAGCGCCGGCTCGCTTGGCTCGAGCGCGAACAAGGGCGTGCCTCAGAAGGCCGCGACCGTCTATGACGCCGCGATTCAGATTCACGACAAGCAATACCCCTACGTCTGGGGTGGCGGCCACTCTCGAGCCGGCTATCCGTCGGGTGGCGGTTTTGACTGCTCAGGCTCGACGGTCGCGGCGCTCGCGGCCGCCGGCCTCGGTTTTCAAATGGGTGGCGGTACGGCGGTCTCCGGGACGATGGCGGCTACTTGGGGCGTCGGTGGCGTCGGTAAATACTTCACCGTCTACGCGAACGCCGCCCACGTCTGGATTCGCTGGAACGGGATGGGCCACGCGTGGCGCTTCGATACCAACGGCGCCGGCTCATACCACGGGCAGGGGCCGCGACAGCGACAGACACCGACCTCGACGGCCGGCTACATCCCGCGACACTGGCCGGGGCTCTGATGCCGGAGCTCGACCTCCTCTTTGCACCCTCGCGGCCGAGCGTCCCGCCGGCGTTCTCCGCGTCCCAGGCGTGGGAGGCGACGATTAGTCGCGTCACCTCCGCCGGCGTGTTCGTGATCGTGCCGGGGTTCGACGGGCAACTCGAATGGGGTCCCTGTATGCCACCCGGCTCGAGTGGCTACGTCGGGGACAACGTGACGGTCCTGATGTCAAATCGCGGGCGACCGTGGCTCGTCGGCGCCGGCGGCGGTGGCGGTGAGCCCGGACCCGTCGGACCTCCCGGCGCGACCGGGCCTCAAGGCCCGACGGGGCCATCGGGACCGCAAGGGCCGCCAGGCGCGGCCTCGACGGTCCCAGGGCCACCCGGCGCGACAGGGCCGGCAGGACCGACAGGCGCGACGGGACCGGAAGGTCCGACGGGCGCGACCGGCCCGCAGGGTGAGACCGGCGCGACTGGCCCGATCGGCACGGTTTACGACAGCGACCAAATCGGCACTGTCAAGTCGTGGTCGGGGCTCGTGATCCCGGACAACTGGATGCTCGCGGACGGCCGGCTATTGAGTCGCCTCTCCTACGCCGACCTTTACGCCGCGCTTGGCGGCTCGAGCTCCCCATGGGGGCAGGGCGACGGCCTAACGACTTTCAACCTCCCCGATCTTCGCTCGAGGATGATCGTCGGCGCCGACGCCGGGAAGACGATGGGCGCAAAGGGTGGCGAGGAGACGCATGTCCTCTCAGTCGCGGAGATGCCGTCGCACGCTCACGGGGGCGCGACGACTGGCGGGACGAGCGGGTACGCGGACACAAACCACTATCACACGGGCGTCACTAACGCGGCGGATCGTGGCCTTGACCACTTGCACACTGCCTTCAACGTACCGCAGGGTTACTGGTACGGCGGACTCGCTACAGGAACCTTGGGGCCGCAAAGCTGGCTATATAACTGGGTCAATGCTGCTACTACCGGGATGGATCGCTCGATTGACCACTTACACAGTTTCCAGACGAGTTGGCAGTCGGACTCTTACAACAACGCGAACCACGCTCACAGCATCCCGGCACTCGGCATTTACGGCGAGGGTGGAAACGCGGCTCACAACAACATGCCGCCCTGGTGCGCGGTCGCGCTGATTATCAAGGTGACCGGAGTGCAGATCGACCCCGGCGGAGCGCTCGTGGGACCGCAGGGGCCACCCGGAGATTCGGTCAAGGTGCCACTCGAGCCGTGGCATACCGTCGGGCAACCGGGCGAGCCCGCATTTGAAAACGGGTGGGGTAATTACGGCGGTTCGTTTGCTCCAGCGTCATTTCGCAAGTGGCCCGATGGCACTGTGAGTATTCGCGGACTTGTTAGCGGTGGCGCCGTCAATTCGGCGGTGTTTACCTTACCGTCTGGGTATCGGCCCCCCGGCGACTTGATCTTTTGCGCCGACATGAATTCCAACGCTCACACGCGAGTCAACGTAAACGCCACTGGCTTTGTCGGCGTCCAACCGGGGTCGGCCTCGTATGTGAGTATTTCCGTCCCGCGATTCGACACCGAGACGGTTACCGAGTGGTCGGTTGGGCCAAAGGGCGACAAGGGCGACCCCGGAGCCGGAGGTGGCATTTCGGTACAGCGAATCATTGGGAAGCTCGGCGCCTATGCCGCGCTCCCAATGGGCGACATCTTCGACGGCGCCGGAAATGTGATGCAACTAGCGATTACGCCCGACGTTCCCGTCTGGTGGGAAGTAAACGGCGACGCGGGGCTAGTGCAAAAAATGGACGCCGTTTACAACTATGGGCTATTTAGCGTGCAGTTGTCAACACCTGACGAGGACGGCGTGAATCAGGCTATGCACTATCAGTCGCAACACTCCACCGTCCAGACCTATATGGGTTACACCGCTAAGCGTCTGTTTCGGCTCGCGGCTGGGCAGACGTACACAGTCAAGTTGACTTTCGGCTCGGACGGTGGCGCTTGGCAGTATTACCCCGACCAAGCGCGACTAAGCCTTGTAGCGAAAGCGTGGCCTCAATGACAGGAGCGAAAATGGCTCGATTCAACGTTGTATTTACGCTCGACGCCGACGACCTCGAGGCCGCTCAGGAGCTCGTCTCCACTTGGACCGTCTCTCCCGGTACCACCCTATTCGCTGTGGTTCAAGTCGCGAGCCTCGGTGGGCCGCCGGCGCAGGTTGGTCCGACCGGGAACGTCGGGACCGCGCTCGCGTCCGTTGTAATGGCGCCGCCACTTCCGCCCGCCCAACCCCCAGGGGGATAAATGGCTTATCTGACACAGGTCTCTATTGGCGACGATCCCTACATGAAAAGTCGCGTGGCGCAGTGCTCCGCGCAACAGGGGTGCGCCGACGCGGGAATTGATCCCGACCAATGGTCGCACGAGTGGCGGCGCGTCTGGGCCGCGTCACCCGGCTGGGACGGGGCGTGGGAGTCCGCGCTGGCGCGACCCGACAATCCACCCGGTTACCAACCGGGGATGGACGTGGCGGTAATTCAGGACGCCCAGATTCTCTCGCAGGTCCAGGCGATGATGCCGTTTACCCGCGTCGCTAGCGGCGGCCCTCCGCAAATAGGACCGGAGCCGAATGACTGAGCTCCCCCACTTCGGACAGCCGTTCCGGCTCGAGGGCGACCACTTCGCGGTGACCGAGCAGGAGAGCGCGAATGAGGTCGCGGATTGCGTCGAGCTCACCCTGCGAACCGTCCAGGGGGAGCGTCGCACCCTGCCGGCGTTCGGCCGGCCCGACTTCCTCGAATTCACTTCCGATCGGGAGCTCGCGCTCTCCGAGACGCAGAGCGCGATCGAGGAACACGAGCCCCGAGCCCTGCCGATGATCGAGCGGGGCGACACCGACGCCGAGGCCGAGCAGGGAATCATGCGACTCCAAGCGATGTGGGGCTGGACGGGCGACCCCGGAGGTGAGCTCGAATGAGCGTTATTGGCGACCCGCAAGTCTCCCCCGATCCAAACGCCGAGCTCGCGGCCTCCGAGACCGCGATGGCGCGGCCCGATGTCGAGACCGACAGCGCCGCGATATCGCAGGCGATCTGGGACAACGTTGCGGAGCGATTCCCCGGCTGGATCGCCCGCGACGGCAACCTCGAGGTCTGGCTAACCGAGGAGTATTCGACAGTCGCGGCCGAGATTCGGCAAGAGGCGATCACCGTCCCCGAGGCGATCTATCAGGCGTATGGCGAGGAGGTGCTCGGCATACCCGCGCTCGCGCCGCAAACCGCGACGGGGCTCTCGAGGTGGACCGCGACCGACACGGGCGGCTACACGATTCCCGCCGGCACGCAACTGACACTCGCCAAATCGGGCAGCGACCTAATCCCGTTTGAGGTTGTCACGACCGTCGTTATCCCGATTGGCGAAACGGTCCTGACCGATGTCCTGATTCACGCGACCTCTCCCGGCCAGACCGGCAACGGCCTATCGGGGCTGGCCGAGTTGGTCGATCCGTTGCCGTGGGTCTCCTCGGTCCAGGTTGACGTGCCGACCCGCGACGGCGCCGACGGCCAGACGGTCGATCAATACCTGAGCGAGTTGATCCTGCTCATGCGGCTGATCGCGCTGCGACCGATCCTGCCACTCGACTACGCGATCCTCGCGCTGACCCGCGTCCCCGGAGTCGCTCGAGCGGTCGCGATGGACGGCTATGACCCGGCCGACGGGACCTGGGGCCATCAGCGAATGGTGACGCTGATTCTCACCGACGCCGACGGCGAGCCGTGCACCGTCGAGGTCAAGAACGCGGTGCGACAGCTACTCGAGTCGCTGCGCGAGGTCAACTTCATCGTCCACGTAATCGACGCCCACTATCTGACGATCGATGTCGCCTACACGCTGACGACGTTCGCGGAGCAAGACGGGCCGACCGTCCAGGGCATCTGCGACGAGGCGGTCGCGACGGCCCTCTCCCCCGCGACCTTCCGACTCGGCTCAGCGAGTCCGTCGATCGCCGGCGGGGAGCTCATGCCGCCACCCGACGCCGGCGAGGTCCCGAGCCGCCAGATATTGCGAATGAACGATCTGGTCGCGTTGCTCGACCGGCAGCGAGGCGTTGACTGGGTGGGGGCGGTCGCGCTCCAGGGCGCCGCCGCCGATTACACGATGCCCGACGCGATCACGTTGCCGCGACCCGGAGTGATTAGCGGCACCGTCAACGTCCCGGCTTACCGCGAGGCTCTCGTATGAGCGCGATCGGGTTCGACAAGACCGGCGACGAGCTCTTCGCGGGCACCTACCCGGCGGCGTTCGCGGACTCCGACCACGGCCACGCGTGGCAGTTGTTCTGTGACGCGCTGTCAGAGCTCCTAGACCCGATTGCGGAGGTCACGCGACCCGACGATGGGACCGAGCAGTGGGTTGTCTTAGCGAGCCCCTATCGCTGCCCGACGGACTGGCTCAAGGTGCTCGCGCAGTGGGCCGGCATCCGGCGCCCCGACGCCATGAGCGAGCCCGAGCTCCGCGACCTGATCGCAAACGGCGGCCCCGGTTTTCATCGCGGGACCAAGGGCGCGATGATCGCCGCGATTCGCCGGTTTTTGCCGCCCGACACTCCGGACAACCTAATCACGTTTGACGAGCAGGCAGACGGCGACCCGTATCTGCTTCGCGTCTTCACCTACACGTTCACGCCACACGACCCGGCGCTCGTCCTCCAGGCGCTCGAGAGCGCGAAACCCGCCGGCCTAACCCTGGTTTACGAGGTCCGCGAAGGCCAGACGTGGGGGATGTTGAACGCGAATTGGGATACCTGGGGTTCCGTCCTCGCTGGTTACCCAACGTGGGGCGATGTCAAGCACGCGCCACCCACTTCACAAACGGAGGACTTATGAGTGTTACTGACGAGAGGCCGGCGCGAACCACGCCGATTCTGGGGTTGCCGGTCCCCGGCGATGGCGACCCGGCCGACGCGCCCTCGGACATTGGCGACCTCGCGGACGCGCTCGATACCCACGCCGGCGCCGGTCGCTTCGGCTGGAATCCAGGCGACCTCAAAATGACGGGGGCAGCGGCCGCGCCCTCCGGCTGGCTTATGTGCAACGGCCAGGCGGTCGATCGCGCTGTGTACGCCGAACTGTTCGCGGCGATCGGCACGTTCTACGGTGGCGGTGACGGTAGTACCTCTTTCAACGTGCCGAACCTGCAAAACACGTTTCCGATTGGCGCGTCGGGCGGCCGCCCTCGAGGCCATCGTGGCGGCGTCGAGACAGTCGCGCTTACGTGGGTGCAGTCGGGGGTCAACGGCTACGGCGCGACCAACGCCGACGCCGGCGACCACGCTCACTACACGAGCGGCGGCACCGCCGGCGCGAATACCCGGCACCGCCACGGGTTGAACACTTACGGAATATGGTCAGCGAGTTACGCGAATCACCAGTTGGGTAATGGTGGCATCTTCCAAAACTGGATGTATATGATCGGCGGCGCTCCGCAAGGCGACACCTATGACGACGCCCCCGATCACGCCCACTCGTGGGGCGCGTGGTCGGGCGGACAAAACGCGAACCACCAACACTCGCTCTCGTCCCGGAACGCCGACCAAGCACACGAAAACATGCCGCCGTTTGTTGCGGTGAACATGCTCATAAAGACCTGAGAGGTTGCCAATGGAACTGCAACGCGTCTACTACTCGTTCCCAGTCCAAGAGGGGGTCGCGCTCGAGGTCGTAGTCACTTCCGGCGACACGATTGAATTCGGGTCGCAGGACCTCCCGTTCGTTCCCGACGACGAGCTCGCTGTCGGGGAGCGGCGCGAATTCGAGGAGTCGTTTGTGCTCAACGTCCCCGGCCGTAGCGACGTTGACGTGCACGTCGTCCAGGCTGAGGTGCCGGCCGAGGTGCCACCCGAGCCCGAGTCGGCGGTCGCGACCGAGCCGCCGGCGGCACCCGACATCCCCGACAGCGACCCACAATGAGCGGTGCGAAGCGCTCGCGCCCGTATCTATCTCGTCCTGATCGCGGTTGCGATGCTCGTAGTGGCGGCGATCGTGTTGATTCTCAACACAAACACGTCCACCGAATTGCTCGGCAGTGTCGCGTTCCTCGGTGGGCTGGCCGTACTAATCAACCTCCTAATCGACCTGTTTGGGAACGGTGACAAGTAATGAGCGAGATTGCAGTCCGAGTCTGGCGCGAGCCCGCCGTCTTCATCGGCCTACTGACATCGGTCGCGCTGCTCGTTATCAAACTCGCGACCGGGGACCCGTGGGACACCGCCACGATCGCCGGCGTCGCGGCGCCACTCGTCTCGGCGCTGGGGATTCGAGAGTTGGTCTCCCCGGTCGCGAAGGAACCGCCATCTTGAGGTGGACTCTCGGACCCTTATCGCACTCATCCTCGCGGCCGGCACTGTCGGCGCCGTTTTGCTCCTCGCGGCCAGTGAGGCGCTCTCGGAGGGGCACGTCACGCTCGAGGAGAGCTCGCTGTTTTCGACGGTGCTCGGAGCGCTGATCGGCGCAGTCGCGACTTACCTTGGAACCACAACACGAAAGGAAGACAGAGTGACTACCGAAAAACCGGAACCGCAAGAGACCGAAGAACCCGAGCCCGAGCCGAACGCCGAGCCCGACGAGGAGCCGACCGGGCACCCGCAACCCGAAGAGGGAGAAGACGAGGGAGATGTCGCTTAGGCGAATTTGGATTCCAAGTCCCAACTATTCGAGTCGGGGTGGCGCGGCCACGCGGCTCGTCGTTATCCACACTGCCGAGGGAGCTCTGACGTTTGAGTCGCTCGGCAACTACTTCAAAGGCAACGTGTCGGCCTCGAGCCACACGGGCATCGATGACACGCCGGGGACGATTGGCGAATACGTCAAGCGCCCCAACAAGGCGTGGACCGCCGCAAACGCGAACCCGGTCGCGGTCCAGACCGAGCTCTGTGCATTTGCCAAGTGGACGCCGGAGGAGTGGTCCCGCCACCCGGTAATGCTGGAGAACTGCGCGGCGTGGGTCGCGGAGGAGTGTGCGTACTTCGGCATCCCGATCACGAAACTCACCGCGAGCCAGGCGCAGGGCTCAGGTCGCGGTGTTTGTCAACACAACGACCTCGGTTCGTGGGGTGGCGGTCACTGGGACGCCGGCCCCGGATTCCCGATGGATCAAGTTCTGGAAATGGCGCGATCCGGTGGCGGAGCGCCGGCGCAACCGACTCAGGAGGCCGATGACATGATCGCGTCCGCAGTCGCGGACAACGGCACGTTGCACATTTTCTCAGCGACCGCCGAGACCGTCTTCTACACCTATCAACCAAAGAACAAGTCCGCGTGGAGTGGCGGTGAGGCCGGCAAGCAGGTCGCGAAACTGTCGCCGTTTACCTCAGCGCCATCCGGTAAGAAGATTCGCGCTCTGACGGCGGAGAAGGCGTCAAATGGCGCCCTGCACCTATTCGCGGAGATGACCGACGGGTCGGTCTTCTATACGTGGCAACCGAAGGGGTCCTCCGGGTGGAACGGTGGCGCTCCGGGGAAGGGGGTCGCGGGACTGACCGCGCTCGCGCCGAAACCGTAATCGCCGGTTCCGTCCGAGCCCGTGGTAAGGTGGCGGGCGGTAATAGGGGCTGAAAACGCCCCGCCGGCCAGGTAGGTACGGTGAAATCGTGTGGCGGCCCCCGGCGAGTCGTGGGGGTCTCCCGGCCCGACTGGGGGTCGCCACGCGCGAACAGGAGGAGACCCCGATGGAAACTCTCGAACCATCAGCGACGCTCGAGGCGGCCGCGAACGGACACCCCGGACTGACCGGGGACGAGGACATCATCGCCGCGATTGAGCAGAAGCGAGTTGCGCTGCACATTCGGGCGGAGGAGCTCAAGGCCGAGCTCGCGACAGTCAACCCCGAGCTCCGCCGGTACGAGAAGGCGATAGCCGCGATTCGCGGCGACAAGCCGGCGCCGATCAAACCCGCGAAGGGCGGGTCGAAGAGGCTGGTTCGCGGGCAGACAGTCAGTGGCGAGGCGGTCAAACGGACGTGGGCCGCGATCGAGCAACTGACCGAGCAGGCTGACGACTTCACCCAAACGCAGGTCCGAGCGATCACCGGCGACTCGTCCGGGGTCTCGAGCCTCGCGTTTGAGAAGTTGCGCCAGGACAACCAAATCCGGTTCGCGCGGCAAGAGGGCCAACAGAAGATTTACCGGCTCTCGCAGGCGTCGGTTGACGAGCGCGAAGCATGAGCTCCCGGCGCAACGGCGGCCGGCCGCAAGGGCGGATCGACGTTTCGCTGTGGGGCATCAGCGACTCGGAGCTCCTCGGAGTCATCAACGACCTCGGAGACGAGCAGGGCTGGACCGCGACCTACAACGTTCGGTTGCAACTGGGAGAGACGCTCGACGCCGAGGAGGGGACTCGCTCCGGGGTCGGGCCGCGACTCTCGTGGTTGGTTCGCTACGGCTGGCTCGAGCGGGGAGAGCGGGTCAAGGACGAGGAGAAGCGAAGCTGGCAGACGTATCGCTTGACGCCGATGGGGCAGTTGCTATTGCAGAATCCCAAACTGAGCGCCGCGTTTGAGACAACGCTGGGGAAGTTGAACCCGGCACAGCGACTCCGGCTCACCCGCGAACTAGCGGAGGCTGGCTCCGGCGCCCCCGACGAGATTCGCACGGCGATCCGGAGGCAGTGGGTCCGGTCGCTCGGCCGTTAGCGTTAGCACACAGCTTGTGTTTCATCTCGAATAGCAGCGACTTTTAGGGCCACGAGCGTTCACAGTCTGGTAGGGTCTCGCGTCGTCTGAGACGCGGCGCGAGCCCCGTCGGACCCAAGGGCGCGTTGCGAGTCGCCTCCGGGGACGCAACCCCCCGCCACCATGATCGGCCCTCCCCGGAGCAGGGAGGAGACCCGGCCATGCAGCGACTTGTCGATGGTTTCGATGATCCTGCCTATGTAGTCGATTGGCAAATGGCGATCGTCGCGTGGAACCACGCGGTAGAGCAGCAACTCGGCGTCGCGGCCGAGGAGGTCATCGGTCGAAACGCGTATGAGGCGTTGCGGGTGGTCTGTACTCCCGCGCTCCGAGCGGAGCGCATCGCGAACCTCCGACAAAATTTGCGCTGGGTCGGCGCGACACTCCTCGAGAGCCGCCGAGGCCGGCGCATCCCGTTTGGCGGGTTCTGCCACCCGGTTTGGAAGGAGTCGCCGCCCCCGGAGTCGCCCCGCCGTCGCGGCCTCAAGTTTCTCACGGTGCTGTCGCCGTTTCAAAACGCGGGGATCGGGCACGTCCGATCGGCCGACCTCGATGTCGTGGTCAGTCGGGTGGTCGCGGCGTATGAGCTCAAGTCGCCCGCAAATAGCGAGAATCTCACGCGTGAGCCTCTCACGCGTGAGCCTTACACGGGAGCGATTCCGGAGCTAGGTTCCGACTCAGTGCCAGTGACTACTCCAATTCCGCCGACGATCCAACTCCGACTGCGACAGGCTCGCGAACGGGCCGGCCTAACGGTCTATGCACTCGCGAATCTCACCGGCGTTCAGCAATATCAGATTAGGACCTGGGAGATGGCCCCGAGCGACTCGAGGTCACACAAAATCTCTCCCGAGAATCTCGCCAAATTGCTCCCGCATATCGGTGGCACGAGCGACTATTACTTCTATGGCGCCGAGGACGGAAAGCCGTGATAGTGACAGTCGCGTTTTTGGCGGGCGTCGTGGCGGGTGCGCCGGCGTTCTTCCTATGGGGTGCAATCACAGCCGACCGACTCAAGGAAAATCGCCGGCGCCGCCGTCGGGAGCAAATCGACCGCGAGGGTAGTGACGCAATCGAGTCGTGGCTCATTGACTCCCAACCGCCACGGCCGCCACACGCCAACGGCACGCCCTGGCCCGAGGAAGAAGTCGCGTGAGCATCGACCGCCCGTGTGCATTTTGTGGCGAGGCGGTCAACCCCAACTCGCGGTTTACGTGGTACCGCGTGATTGGCTGGGGCCGACCCGGCGGCGCCGGCGGCAGCGACATCATGCTTCGCCAAAAACACGGTGAGGAATTCGCGCACGATCACTGCGTAAGGCTCGCCAAGTCTCCCGTCATCGCCGGCCAAATGACGATCGATGACCACTGAGCTCGTCGTCGCGGTCAACCCCGACACTGGCGAGGTCCTCGAGCACCTCGAGCAGCAACCGCCGGAGGCACTCGCGGAGGCGTTCGAGGCCGTGCGTCGCTACGAGAGCGAGGTCAAGCGCTGGCACAACGCGCTCGAGGCCGAGCTTCGACGGCGAATGAAAATAGTCGGCCGGGAGCTCGCGGTCTTTGGCGACTGGGAGGTCGAAGCGAAATTCGACAACCGTCGCGAGTGGGACCCCGACGAGCTCGAGGCCGTACTCGAGGACCTGCAAGAGCAAGGGAGAATTCGCGCCCAGGAGGGCGCCGGCGTTATCCAACGCACCGCGACCGTCAGTGGCACGGCGGCGCTCGCGCTCCGCTCGAGACTCGAGCGCGACGCCCAAGCCATGATCGACACGACCTATACCTGGACGCGAAAGCGAAGACCGCTCCGGGTGGTTCGCTCGGTTTCACTCGAGGGCGCGACTGCGGGGGCTCTGTCGGATATCTCAGACACGCGAATGGGCGCACCCGCCCTCCCTGCTTCGCGACCGGCAGAGTCCCCACAAGCGCCAATCACCGACCTAGAGGAACTATTCAAATGAGTACCGAAATGCTAGTGCGACGCCAGTCGCCAAACGGGGTTGCGATCCGCACCGACGCGATGACGCCGGCCGAGCTCGGAGACCTACTCGCGCGTAGTGGATTCTTTCAAGATTCCAAAGACGCGGCCCAGGCGGCCGTAAAGGTAATGGCCGGCGCCGAGCTCGGTTTCGGGCCGGTCGCGTCAATGACCGGCATCTACATCGTCAAGGGCAAGGTGACGCTCTCCGCGAACCTGCTCGCGGCCGCTATCAAGGCCCACCCGCGATATGACTACAAGGTCCTCGAGCACGACGACACGCACTGCGCGATCGAGTTTCGCGACAAGACGACCGGGGAGACCAACCTCAGCGAGTACACGATCGAAGACGCGAAAAAGCAGGGGCTCGCCGGCGGCGACAACTGGACTAAGACGCCCCGCAACATGCTGTTCGCGCGGGCGATGAGCAACGGCGTCAAGTGGTTCGCGCCCGATGTCCAGGGCGCTCCGATCTACGTTCCGGAGGACTTCGGCCTCAGCGACGAGGAGCTCGAGAGCGCCACCGAGACGATCGACCTCCCCGCGACCACGCCGGCGGCGCCCTCACCGTGGCTCAAGGTCGCTGACGACGGTCAAATGGAGCTCGCCGCGAGGCGACTGACCAAGTTGCCGATCGGCCTCGATGGCGAGAAGTTCATCCTCGAGATGGGCACTCACTTCGACGGCGTGCCGGAGGTCTGTACCAAGATGATCGGCGCGATGTGGCGTCGCGCAGTCGAGGCCGGCAGCGCCGAGGACCTCGAGGCCGCCCAAGCCGCGATGGCCGAGCACACGCCGGAGGAGGCGACCCAATGAGCGACGACTTCGATGACTTCAAATCCGGGGCCGACGGGGACGGCGCCGAGCCGCCCGACGGTAATCACACCGCGATTCTCGCGAAAGCCAAGGTGGGCGCGTCCCAGGCGGGCGACACGCTGATAATCCTCGAGTGGCAGACCGAGGACTATCGCTATTACTGGACGACGTTTCACGGCGTCAACGGTGGCGCGAAGGCGTTCACCCTGCGACTGCTCTCCAAGCTGGATATCGAGGTCTCCGAGCTCGGCTCGTGGGAGGAAGTTGACGACGCGCTCAAAGACCGACAGGGCGCGACCTATCTCGTCAACGTCACCCGCAACGGCAACTATCTGAATATCAAGGTTCTCGAGCGGCCCCAGGGGGTGCAAACCGCGATTCCTGTCGAGGAACCCGTGCCGGCGGCGACGCCGGCCGCGAGTGTCTTTGACGACGATGACATTCCCTTCTAATGGCGACCGCAGTCGCGGTACTCGCTGTTAGTCTGATCGTCGCGCCCCGGCCCCCTGCCGGTCCTAGTGATCTGCCGAGGCAGTCGCGGCTCGAGCGCGTCGAACCGTATCGTGGCTGGACCGCCGCCGGCGGCCAGTCGCGATACGCGATCCCCGCGACGATCGTGGAGTGCGAGTCGCGGGGTGAGGTGCATGAGCAGTCGCACCCGTACTCGAGCTCCGGGCTCTATCAAATCGAGCTCTCGACGTGGGCCGCGTATGGCGGCCGCGTCTTCGCGGCGTTCCCGTATCTGGCCTCGAAGCTGCAACAGTCGATCGTCGCGCGGCGAATCTGGCGCGACGCTGGCGCCGGCGCTTGGACGTGCGCCTATCTAACCGGGTGGCTATGAGCGGTGACCCGCTACGGCTCGAGTGGGTGCTGAATTGGGGCGATCCGATTTGCGAGAAGTGCGGCGCGACCGGGGAGGTTCATTACTCGTGCGCCGCCGGCGCGGTGACGTGTTTGGACTGCCACGCGAAGGTCGCGCCGCCAATGAGCGCGAAGGCCCGACGCTGGAAAGCGCCGCCACCTCCCAAGCCGGCGCCCGCTCCGGCGCCGGGGACCTATGCGTGGCTGGTTCGTCGCGTCTGGCGGGCGCTCGAGCAGCGAACCGGATTCGCGCCGATCTATCCGTCGGTGGGCCGGCTGGATTCGTTCTGCCCCGTCTGCCTCGCGGGCACGGTGACGGTCCTTTTCATCGACCCGCCACACGGGCCGGCCGAGCTCGAGCTCGCGCCGTGTTCGATCGGTTGCACCGCCGAGCAGATTCGCAGGGCGCTATGACTCGCGTCACCGCCGACGACCTGATGGACGACGACAGCCGCCGCGACTGGGCTGCGAAGCGACCGAAGGGCTCGATTCCGGCGTTGAGCGACAACATCCTCAACGACCCGGAGTGGCTGCGCGACTGGTTGACGGTCGTGTTGCGCCCGCCGGCGGGGTGGCGGGTCTCCACGTTTGAGCACGGCGAAGATCACGATATGCCCTGCACGCTGACGGTCTCAAACGGAACCCGCGAGGTCAACTACCGCTGGCGCACGCAGCGCGACCTCACCTCGTCGGGGCAGCGACTTCGGACGGCGGTCGCGATGATCGCCGGCGGGCAGTTGCGACCGGCGCATCTAAAGCCGGAGGAGCTCGGAGATTTGTGGCAGGCGCTCTGCACCCTGCAACCCGCGCTCGAGGGCGAGGACGAGCTCGAGCAGGCGCGAGACTGGCTATTCCGGCTGATGGACGCGACCCGGTTGCTCGAGGGACACTCGCTTCGGAAGGGGGCGGCCGACCGCCGCGACGCCCTACTCGCGCTCCGGCAGCGAAACGAGTTCTCCTACCTCGACGCGGTGCAGATTCGCAAGAACCCGGAGGCGCCGTGGCCGGCGCACCCGACGGCGCTGATCGATTCCGAGAGCAACGAGATATGGCTTCGCGCCCGCGAGTCCGTCGTGTTCCTCCGAGGCATCCTCGACGTGCGAATTCGGCAGAGCACCCTCACATATCGCTGGAAGGAAGTCGGCGTCGAGTACCACTTTTTCGAGTCGCGACAGCGACGGGTCGGTGATCCGCACCCGAAGGCCCGTCTCTATTTGGTGCCCAAGGCGCCACCCGAAAGTCCCGAATGACCCGTCCCGGTGTCCACTTGTGTCCCCTTGTTCTAACGCAGACGCGAGGCGGTTCTTGTGTGCGCGTATTACTCCGTAGAGACATAAGGGGACGGGGGGACGGGGAACAGACGTTCGTATTGTGCGAATTCGCACAACCAAACCCCACCAGAAAGGTGAACAATGGCGAACATTTTCGATGACGACCCGCCGGCCGCGACCGTCGTCCTAGACGCCGACCAAGTGCCGGCGCTGAGCTCCCCGCCGGCCGCGACCGCCGACCGCGACGACGACGACGACGAGCGTCGCTCTGACGAGACCGACGCCGAGGCCGCCGTGCGACTGCTGACCAAGTGGACGAAGAAGCGACAGGACGCCGACCGGCTCTATCGCAAACGCGTCCGCGAGCGGTCGCGCAAGCTCTCGATCGATCACCGCCACGTCCTACTCGAGCACCTCAATCGCGAACACGAGCTCCTGCTCGACGCGATCGGCCAGCACAGCGAAGACGGCGCGGACTTTTCCTTCCCGCCCGAAACTGGCGACTGGGAATGAGCGGCCGGCGCTCGCGGAACAAGGGCGCCAGGGGCGAGCTCGAGGTGGTCGGGCTCGTCCAAGCCGCCGGCTGGGAGAACGCGACCCGGAACTTCGACAGTGGCAGCGCCGGGAACGGCGACATCGCGTTTGGACCGGCCGCGACGCTTATCGAAAGTAAGCTGACCGACCATTTCGCGCTGCGGGCGTGCTGGACCCAAGCGAGCACCGACGCGGCCCACGCCGGCGTCGGCATCCTGCCCGTGGTCGCGCACCGTTGGAATCGCCAGACGACTTGGCTCGCGATCACCGAGCTCGAGGAACTGCTCGCGCTCCTCTGGTTGCGGGAGCGCTCGTGACCTACGGCAGCGAACATCAAACCGTCTGCTGTGCCCCCGACTGTGACGCAAGTTTTCGCGGGTCCAAGTTCGACGCGATCCGAGCGTCTGAGGAGGGCTGGTTTTTCAGCAAGTCGGGGGACGCGTATTGCCCGGAACACGTCCCGGTTTGGGTGCCGGCGTGGCGGGCTCGACAAGCGAGTCGGGAACACTCGTGAGCGAGCCGTGGCTCGACAAGCGGGAGCTCGCGGCCTATCTGTCGTGTTCGCCCAAATCGATCCAGCGAGCCGTCGCCGCCGGGATGCCGCACGCGACGATCTTCGGCCGGATCAAGTTTCGCGTCTCCGAGGTCGAACCGTGGCTCGCGGAACACGGGCACCTCGAGCTCGCCGGCGATCGGGCTACGATTTGTGGCGACCCCCACAAAAACGGCCCGGTCGCGCCGAAACGCTGACCGGGCCAGGACCACCGAAGGGAAAGACTTCGATGACCCGCAAGAAACGATATCTCGGCCGCGTCGAGATTCTCCCGCGAGCCGGCGCCAAACAGACGTTCCATCATCTCGGCTGGTTTGACTCCAAACGGGACCGCGATCTAGCCGTCCTCGAGGCTCGCCGCGACCGACCGTGGGAGCTCGTCTCCGGCCCGCAGGCGCCGTGCGAGGCGTGGGCCGACCGATTCCTTAGCCGAATGGAGAGCGGAGCTCTGAGAGCCCGTGGCGGCCGCCCGTACAAGAGCTCGACAATCGACACGCTGCGAACCCAGTTGAAGGCGTTCCGCCGCGAATTTGGGGATCGGCCGCCGGCGTCGATCACTCGCGTCGAGGCCGAGGACTTCGCCGCGAGCGTGCCGGCGTCGATGCTCCCGGCGGTCGTGCAACTGTTCAACTATTTGGTCAGGCTCGAGGTCCTCGAGCGCAACCGCTTTCTCGGACTGTCGCAGCGCCGGCACCGCAAAGACCGCCGCCCGCCGGCCGAGGATCAAATGCTCGCGCTCGTCACCGGCTGCGACGTGTTGGGGGACTACGCGCCGGTAATGCGGGCTCTGTTCACGTTCGCGGCCTACACGCTGATGCGACCCTGCGAACTGATCGCGCTTGGCTGGGACAACATCGACTTTGGCGCCGGTCGCATCCTGATCGATGAACGCTTCTATCGCGGTAAGACCGACGTGCCGAAGTCAAACCACGCTCGTGTTGTCGCGCTGACGGCGCCGGCGCTGGCCGCGCTCTCCGAGCTCCAGCGAGTGCAGGGATATCCGACCGGCGGGCTCGTCTTTCGCAACAAGTCGGGGAATCGGCTGACGGCGCCGACGCTCTGCGCCTACTGGCAACAGGTTCGCGCCCGCGCCGGCCTCGAGCATGAGTTTTACGTCGCGACCAAGCATTACGGCGTCTGGTTTATGAAGGTGCGGCTCGACCTCCCCAACGCGGCTATCGCGGCCCAGGCGGGCTGGAGTGAGAAGACCGTGGACAAGATGATCGCGACGTATGCCCACGCCGTAGACGAGGGCCGACTCGCGGAGATTCACGCGGCTTTCGCGGAGCTCGAGGCGGTGCCGGCATGAATCAGTGGCCGCGACCGTGGTTCGTCTACTGGGCCGATGGCAACTGGACCGTAGTCCTCGAGTGGCCCTACCGGACTGCCTGTCTGCCGTTTCGTCGCTGGCCGGCGTGTGATACGGATTGTGATACGGAGACGGCCCAAACGCCGTAGATCAAGGGTGCTGAACCAATATCGCCCATCGTTCGCGGGGAGTGGACTAGCCCGGACAAACGTGGACTTTCCAGGGGTTTCTAGTTGGGAGTCCAAGCGAGTCCAAGCTAGTCCA